AACTATAACCACTACAGTTATGATTGGGAAACCCATCTTGTCTAAGTTTGTGCATTAAAATACCACCTAGTGTATACTTTTGTCATGGATAAGTTCAGAAAACAAGAGATTGAAGCCGCGCGTGCCGCCAATCCACACAAAGGTGTCAAGGCTATACCAAAGAATAGTTACACTGGTGTACTTGTATGGCAATTGCCATCTGGTGGGTACCTAGGTGATTCTGATGGAAACTATCTTTCAATTCACGCCAATGTACTTGATATTGAAAGATATATGATTCAGATCGCAAAGATGGAGGAAGCGGCCAGATATTATGGCTACCCAGATGGAAAGGCTGTATTTCTACCCGGCAGGGGACAGGTTACAGATTCAGAATATGAAGATCAAATGGAAGCCATGATTAATGGGGAAGAAATTCCGGGGGATATTTTTGAATAATGGATAGAGCTGGCATGAGCGTGTCACACGATGACACACCGGAGAAAGAAAAAGTAACTGTAGTTGTAGGTGATTATAATGCAATCCCAGAAGATGAATTCAATAATATTGTCTCTGGGAAGTCCGACCCATTCTCTAGAAAACTTGAAAAGATTAAAAAACTTGATGGAATGAGTGCTACAGCAAAGAGAAGACTGTCGCGTTCCATTAAGAAAGCCAATGAATATTCGCGGGGAGAGGGTGACTCTGGGACAAAGCAGAAGTATGAAGAATACACTACAGGATATGCTTTTTATGATCTAGTATCACCACAGTTCAACTTAGATTACCTTGCAAAACTATATGAAATTAGTGCTGCTCATCATGCTGCCGTTAACGCAAAGGTTGTAAACACAGTTGGTCTTGGATATGAGTGGAGAGAAACGCTTAAAACAGAAGAGATAGTTTCAGACCTTACTGGAGAAAAGCTAGCCAGAGCACGTAGAAAGATTGATCGCGCCCGCAAAGCCCTAGTCAGGTGGCTTGAGAACCTTAATTCTGAGGATACATTTGAAGAGGTTCTGTGGAAGGTGTGTACTGATCTTGAAGTTCTTGGCAATGGATATATTGAAATTGGCAGGAAGTCAAGTGGAGAAATTGGATATATGGGGCATATTCCTGCCACAACTATTAGACGTAGATCAAAAAGAGATGGCTATGTTCAGATTGTTGCAAATAGAGTAACATTCTTCAGAAATTTCGGAGATACAGACACTTCGAATCCAATTGGGGATGATAACAATCCAAATGAAATTATTCATTTTATGAAGTACACGCCTACTGACACATACTACGGAATTCCAGACATTGTATCTGCACGCAACTCTGTGGCTGGTTCAGAATTTGCTGAGAAGTTTAATTTAGATTATTTCGAGCACAAGGCAGTTCCAAGATATATAGTTACATTAAAGGGTGCAGAGATGGATACTTTGTCAGAGCAGAGAATTATTCAGTTTCTTTCAACGGGCCTGAAGGGTAATCACCACCGTACACTTTATGTACCATTGCCAGGAGATGATCCAGATGGAAGTAAAGTTGAGTTCAAGATGGAAGCAATTGAGGCTGGTGTACAGGACGCATCCTTCTCTAAGTATATTGAATTTAATAGGGATATGATTTTCATGGCACACCGAGTGCCAATTTCTCAGACTGGTATTAATGCCAATGTATCACTTGGTGCTGTACGTGATGCGACACGAATGTTCAAAGAGCAGGTAATTCGCCCAATGCAGAAAATCTGGGAGAAAAAGCTTGCAATTGTATTTAAAGAAAAGACAGACATATTCTACTTTAAGCTAACAGAGCTTACACTTACTGATGAAGAGACTATGTCTAAGGTACATGAGCGCTATCTACGCTGGGGTGTTGAAGTTCCAAACGAAGTACGTCAGGATATTAGCAAGAAGCCAAGAAAGGGCGGGGACTCTCCTGTTGGAATGATGGAGCAGATGAAGGCTCGCACGCCTGCAAAGAGCGTCACAGATAATCAAACTACTGGTAGACAGTCAAGAACTAGGGACGCGGAAAGAAGCGGTGGCCCTGATGATTCGCAGTCAGCACAGTCAAGAAATCCAAAAGGTGAAGGAAGACAGCAAGCGTAGTTTGCGTTAAAACAATATAATTGTTATGATTTAATCATGGAGAATACAGTTTACGTTGACGCCAATAATTTAAGACTTGGACTAGCCTTTCAGAAGATTGATTCTGAGCGTCGTATTGTAAGTGGTTTTGCCACTCTAGACAACATTGACGCACATGGTGACGTGATTACAGCAGAGGCATCTAAAGAAGCTTTTGCTAATTTCCGTGGGAATATTCGTGAGATGCACGGAGAAAATCCTATAGGAAAGATTGTCAACTTTGAGGAAAAGTCCTTCGAAAAGAACGGCGAGACATTTAATGGTATTTATGTAGATGCTTACATTTCTAAGGCTGCCGAGGACACTTGGACTAAGGTTCAAGAGGGTATCTTCGGTGGCTTTTCTATTGGTGGGCGAATTATTGAGAAGTCACGCCATGAGGATGATGAGAGAAAAGGGTTCGTTATTACTAAGTATGAGCTACATGAGCTTAGCTTAGTGGACAACCCTGCAAATCCTCTCGCAAACGTTGTTGCTTTCCAGAAGTCAGCGGACGGAAAACTGTCCGGTTTGCTTGTGGATACTAATATTGTTAACATTCACAAGAGCCAAGAAGGCGTTGTTTTCTTTTCACACGATGAGAAAATTGATGGCTGGGATAATATTGGTTGGGTCGAAAATGATCAAAGCGCTATATCAAAGGCAGCAAGTGAGCATGGAACGGTTGCACTTGAAGAAACTAGTTCAAGTGGAATCAATATAACAATAAATACAGAAAAGACTTTAAATCCAGCTTACAAAGATATTGAAACAGATATCAAAGATGAAGCTGAGAAAAGCATTAATGAAGGAGGTGTAGAAATGGCAGAGGAAATCAATGAAACTACTGAAGTAGTAGATGAGGTAGCATCTGACGTTGTGGAGGAAGCTACTGAAGAAGTTACTAAGGAAGTAGAGAGTCTAAACGTTGATGATCTGATGGAAAAGTTTACCGAGAAGTTGGGTGAAATGAGTGAGTCACTTAGCGATTCAGTAAGCAAGGCGGTGGAGGAAGCAAAGACCTCTTTCACTGATGCTATTGATTCCGTCAAGAAGGAACTTGGCGATGTAAAGACAAGACTTGAAGAAGTAGATGGACGTGTTACCTCAGTAGAGGACACAACCGCTACCAAGAAGTCTGTGGACGGTCGTAATGACTTGGACGCAGAAGAAGATAATGAAGATAATAACATCTGGCGAGGTAAATTCTTCGGTGTAAGTGACCTTTCTAAGTGATCTAACACAAAAATAAACAAATTAAGATTTTTGGAGGTGTAAAAAAATATGAGTGATGAACTATTCCGCAAGTTGGTTGACACTACTCTTGTTGGTTCAGCAGGTGGTGGTCTACTAAATGCAGAGCAGGCAAATCGTTTCATCGATTATGTATGGGACGCAACTGCTCTAGGTGCCGTTGTTCGTAAGATCCGCATGACAGCAAACACTAGAGACATCGACAAGATGGATCTAGGTCAGCGTATCGCACGTCACGCAACCGAGGGCGTAGATGACCACATCAATGCATCACCTACCTTCTCAAAGATTCAGGTTACCACAGAAAAGATTCGTCTTGACTGGGAGCTTTCCGCAGAATCGCTAGAAGATGGTATTGAGCAGGCAAATCTAGAGGACCACATTGCACGTCTAATGGCAACTCAGCTAGGTAATGACCTAGAGGATCTTGCTATTAACGGTGATGAGAGTGCTGTTGCTGGCTCTGATGGCTATGAACTGCTAAAGGCATTCGACGGCTATCGTGCATTGGTACTTGATGGTTCAGCGTCTACTTCTGTTGTTGATTTCAAGGGTGACTACATTAACCGTACAACCTTTAACAACATGTACAAGGCTCTACCACGTAAGTACAAGCAGCGTCGTGATCAGCTACGTTTCTGGACTTCATCTGGTCTAATTCAGGACTGGTACTACTACTTGGCTACTATTGAAGATTTCACAGTAGCAGAGCGTAGTCATACAGGTGGCAACCCAGTTGTCCCTGCCGGTCAGGGAGGTTCAGTAGGTCACGCACCATTTGGTATTCCACTGTTTGAAATTCCACTTCAGTTGGAGGATCTAACAGGTGACTATACAACTGGTGAGGCAGTGACTCCTACTGGAGAGTCTGTAGCATCAGATGCAACTGAGGACTACCACGGTTACGTTGAGTTGACTCACCCAGATAACCGTATCTGGGCGATGAAGCGAGAGGTTAAGGTAGCGCGTGAGTACAAGCCAAAGAAGGATACCATTGAGTACACTGTCTTTACTAGACAGGGTGTTCAGGTTGATAATACTGAGGCATGGGTTTACGGCAAGAACGTTCGCGTTCGTGGCTACTGATCACATAATGTGATATAGTAATGGGGGTGGAGGTAATCCACCCCCATTACATCATAGAGAGGATTTACTATGGAACAGATGATTCAAGAACTTTTAAATAATAATACTCGCGTGGAATTAATTGATATGGCCACCGAGTTTGGCTTGCCAATTTGGGGCAAGAAAAAGGATATTGCAAAGAGAATCGTAAGATTTGAACTAGGAGCAAACGTGGAAGAAACAGTAAAAGTAGAAGATGTTAATAACGAGGTTATTGACGAAGAAGATCCAAAGACAAAGGAAGAGGCAGTAAGTCGTGGCCTTGTGATTGTAAAGATGGAGCGCAATAATTCAATGTATCAGGCAATTGGAAGGACATTTTCAAGAAACCATCCATTTGCTGCTGTTACAGAAGACGAAGCAAATCATTTGATTGAAAATATTAAAGGGTTTAGAATGGCGACTCCAAGAGAAGTGGAGCGCTTTTACGAATGAGAATTGTAGGTGAGGTTTGGGTATATGTAGGCGATAAACTCGTTAAGCACTTTCCAAGCCTTACCATACAATCGAATAGACTTCATGTATCATCTATCATTGACGAAGATGATCTTGAAGGAGACTTCTCTACTATATTAATTAGTAAAGTTGTAAAAGAAAAAAAAGAAAACCAAGTTTCAATATGGAGGACAATGTTAAACTTGATTTTAAGAAGGTAAAATGGCTGATCAGGTAATCAGGGCAAAAGACGACAGTGAAAATATCTATGACCTAGCCGAGCAGAGAGATAGCGACGGTAGTTGGTCTGTTGCTGTAAACGACAAGGACGTTCAGTCATTACTTGAAGAAGTCAAGACAAAGCTAGACAATCTACAAACAGAACTTGAAGAAAAACTTGAGGCGGGCGAGGAAGTGGCACTTGATGCTGCAACCTTGGCTGCCCTTGAGTCTATTACGGTAACTGTTTCAAATGTTATTGGTGTTACAGGAACACAGACGGACGCCCTTACTGATGATGAACTAAGAGCAAGTGATGTACAAGTTAATGACGATAGTCTACAAGCACTTGTGTCGTCAACAAATGCTGCTCTTGGAGATACAGTAACTGTAAATACAGTCAGAGAGCTTCTTCTTAGAATTTACTCTGCTGTTGATGATCTTGAATTGTCTGTAGATAATATTGATCTCAATACAGATGAGCTTGAGTCTCTTATTACTGAATTAAATATAGATGTAGGAGAGATTGCTGATGCCTCGGCGCCAACTGGCGACGGATCTACAATAGCTCTACTAAAGGCAGTTCGTGATAAGTTAACCGAACTTGATGGTTCATTTGACAGCACCGATTTTGCTACACAGACTACTCTTGATTCCCTTAAAACGGAAGTCAAATCCGAGTTTGATGAAACCCAGGCAGTTATAAGCACTGGTCATTCAAGTATACAGTCATCAATTACTGGTGCAGACGCAAATAGATCTTCAGAGGCGTCAAGTCTTTTGGATAAGGTTACTGAGCTTGATAATGTTGTAGATGCATTCAAGATAGAACAAAAAACAGAGATTGATGACGTTCAAGTATTATTAAACCAGTTACTATCGCAAGAACAAAATGTTATTTCCACTGTAAATTCAAGTACAACTGCGCTTACTGGTGATGGTGTATTTATCGGCGGGGCCGATGATTTAACAAATTGTAGACAAGTTAATGTATTTATATATTCTGATGTTGATAGTGCAACAGACGGGATTATACCTGAATATTCAATAGATGGCACAAATTGGCACTCTGATGTTGTTCCTCCATTTACATATAGCGCAGGTGGAGTTAGAAGATTTCAATTTGGAGTTTATGCTAGATATTTCAGACTTAATTATACAAATGGATCATCTGGTCAGTCAACATTTGAAGTGCAAACAATTCTGTCCCCATATCAGGGACTTGAGTCTATACATAGACTTGGTAATGTTGAAAATGCTGATAGGTCAGTTATTCTTACAAAATCTGGAGTTATGGCAGAAACTCCAAAGGGGCTATTTGAGTCTATTCGTGCGACATCAGACAGATCACTACTTATCACTGAAAAGGGCGGCAATATTTCACCATCTGGATCTAAGTATTCAGAAGGATTCATTGATTTTATCACTCATGATTTTGGTACAGGATCAGTAGAGAGAGAGATTAATAAATTAGTAGACATTGGCACTTCTGGTGCTGGATCTCAAGTTTCTGGAGACACGCATCATGGCGGTGCTCTATTTATCACTGATTCTGCCCCTGGGTCAGTGGCCTTCTATGGATCACAGCATTTTATTGATTATGCTAAGAACACAGGCCACGGCGCATTGGGAGAGCAGACATTTCTTCTTGATCCTACATCAGATCCTATTACTGGAGATGCATTTGTAGAGTTTGGACTTATATCTCCAGACGGTGAGTCTAGATATTGTTATGGATACGATGTCAACGGCTTCTATACAAGATTAGTCAGCCACGAGACAGATGAAATTCACGATGATAAAGAATATCAAAGTGTATGGTCAGTGGATTCTTGTGATGGATCAGCGTCATCTCAGTTTGTTAGAGTCGACGGGGATGGTAATAGAGTGCCAGAGGCAATCTCATTTACTAATGGAAATCTATTCAGAATGCAAGCAGAGTTCCTATATTTTGCTGAGCAGTCATTCTTTGTAAAGTCACCTTCTGGTGAAATTATTGGCACTCATGTTCATCAATTTGGTAATGATCACACTCATTTATCTGTTCGTGATGCTAATATGCGTCTATTTGTTGAGGTCAACAATGGAACGGCGGGCGGAAGTATCAAGGTTAGATCTGGTTCATGGCACGGTGGAGTATTTGCAAACAAGTCAGTATCAATTGGGCGCTCACCATCTGGCCAACTACATGATGTGCCTCTTGGTGGCGTGGACCCAAACAACACATTTATTATACCATCCCTTGCAGCAGATGATTCTTATAATGGTGAAGTCACAGATATGATTGGAGTTAATTCTGCTTTAATGTTTGTTTTCTCTGATACCAATCTAGATACAGTACAGTGGCACTGGTATGAAGATGAAACTACACCATCAACAGACCCATTCTTGTCTACGACAGCATTTGATGAAACTCAGACTGGTGGATTTTATGTATACGCATCGCTATTGACAACAATGATAGACGATTTTGGTAGAATTGAAATTGTCAATGGTCCAGATGCGGCAGCCTATGTTCAGGGATATGTATGGTTGTATCCACAAGGATTTAGTGGATCATTTCAATCACCACTTGATCCTTTTAGTGCTCTCTCATTTGCCCTTGCTAATGTTTCGTCATTGCAAGCACCAGATGATACAGATACATTTTTGCCTATTGGTAGAGATGGCTTTGCTGGATATGGCTCACTTAATGTATATGACACTCATCTTCCATTGAATGAAGACGAAGACGCTGTAGACGTTGATGTTCAAGAGCTACCTGAAGTAGAAGATAGACCACTAAACAAATTCGATACTGGTCAGTTGTCCATTTCAACTGCTTCAGCATCACAAATTCCTACTCCTGCTGCATGGACACCGCACACATTGTCAATATCAAATATGAGCGGTGGAGAAACTGGAGTTCCGATCTTCTGGGGCAATGGTCTAGTTACTGCTGCTAGTGGTGGATACATACAAGCAGGAGGAACTAAAGAGTTTGTGTACAACCCTAACGACCCAGACTCAAGTGGGCCAGTATATGTTATTGCTGGTGCCGAAGGAGGAGCAGCATCAGAAGATATTGTAGTAGGAACAAGCTATCAAGTAACTGGAGCAACCAATCCAGAGAACATACTTGCTTTAGATGACTTGTATGTAAGATTTGATGCGACTGATGAAGTTATATCTGTAAGTGGATTCCAGTCAAGTGGATTAACATATGATGAAATATCAACAGTACAACTGGCAATGGAGGCAAATAAAGAGGGTGGAACTGGAACTGAGACTATTGCATATATAGACGGATATACTGCTATTGATTCAGGAGGAACTTCTGTTACCTCACCAACAGTGCCAGCAGATAGTAGTTATCTATATATAGTTTCTATATCAAGAAGAGCTATAGACGCGGATGTTATTAATATAATTAATACATTGGGATTCTCTGGCTATGAACTAATAGCATCTGTTAGCGATGGCGACGAGTCATTTACAGATGTATATAGAATGACAGGAACTCCAACTTCTTCTGGAACATTTACTGTTAACTTTGATGCAGTTGATGATTATGCTGTTCTTTCAATTACAAGATATTCAAACGTGCTGTTGTCTGATCCAATAGAAAACATAGATACAGACTTCTCTACTTCATCAGCCACCGCTTCATTCTCAATGAACGCTACACAGAATGGCATGGCTATTGTAGTTCTTGGTTCTGAAATCATAACACACACGTCTACAGTTGGATACACAGAGCAAATTGATACAGGAAGCACAGCAAACAATAACCAGAGTCAGGCAGTGATAACAAAACCAATAATTACAACTGGTATTGAGTCTGGAACAAGCAATATGTCTGGAATCGGTAACATTACAATGGTAGGTATAACTCTAACGCCACGACCAATTCCAGACCCAGAGATAACTCTATCGTATGATATAGGTGGAACGCCAGGGGCAACATCTGGTGCTAATTCAATCTCATCTACAAGCGACACAGAATATACTGTTGATGTGAGTGGTGATAGAGAATGGACAGATTTAGATATTGATGACCTGACTATAACTGCGCATGGAACGGCTATATCTAGTATCTATGCCGACATAGACGCAGTTTATCTTATAGTTTCAACATCATCTGGAACAGTTCGTGTATCTTACGAGTGGGTGGGTAAGTCAAATGCCTAGGCCAAAGATACGGACCACAAACCCAGCAGGAACTGGCGGTGGAGTAACTGTTATTGATCCTACTGGACAAGAAGTAGACATTCTACAGCCAGATAGTTTAGATGTATCTGATTCTCTATCTGCAACTATTGGACCTATTGATGTTCCAGACACAGTAGACGCTGACGATGTTATCAGTAGTATATCAACAGACTTAGGCGATACAGCTGATGTTGGGGATAGCGCTGACGCATTAATTAGTACAGATGTTCCAGATTCATTTGACACCGACGACTCCGTGGATCTTTCGATCACAGACATTGTTGATTCTACAGATGCATCAGATTCATTTGGAGATATATCAGCAGATATTGATGACTCCGTTGACACAGGTGACGCCCTGTATGATGTTGTGCTTGATGTTGATGATTCTGTTGACACTGATGATTTTGTTTCTGATATCACTCTTATAGACATAGTCGACTCGTATGACACTGAGGACTCTGATGTAGAATTGGATCTAGATGTTCCAGATTCAACTGATACGTCTGATATTATCGGGGTGCTTAATCTATCATCAACGCATGATGACTCCACAGGAAGCTATGATGGGCTATCTTCTCCCATTTATATAACAGGTGCCGTTGCATCTGAAGATACTTATCTAGATCAAGGTAGTGGTGATTCCACCCATGGAAGCGATAGTTTACTTCAGGCAAAAACAGCAGAACTTTTGTCATCAGACGCACAAATAGCGTATATTGCGTGGGACCTAACTGGAATAGATATTAGTGGCGCATCTGTTACTTCAGCATCAATTGATATTACTGCATATACAAGTGCCGGCCTTGGGTCATCAATTGATTGGGAATTTGTCACGGACGCATCAAAGCCTTTTGAAGAAGATACAGCAACATGGAATTCTGATGAGACTCCATCAGGAACCACCCGACAAACTGGGTCGATATCAACAACAACAACAGAAACTACATTTACTATAACTCTTGACTCTACATCAAGAGCAAATATGTTGGGAAATTGGGTTTGGCTTAGAATGCAATCAGGAACAACTCTTGGTCTGGCAACAGAGTTCGTGTACTCGAAAGAGCACTATCCAGACATCGTCGGGTTCGTATCGTCGGCGACGCAACTCGACGCGGCATGGTCTGTCCATGTTGTTGGCGATTATGCGTACGTAGCATCTTTCAACTCAGACAGCCTGACTGTCGTTGACGTTTCGACGAAGGCGGCTCCGTCGATCGTCGGGTTCGTGTCGTCGGCGACGCAACTCGACGCGGCATGGTCTGTCCACGTTGTTGGCGACTATGCCTACGTAGCATCTGTGCTCTCCGACAGCCTGACTGTCATTGACGTTTCGACGAAGACTTCTCCGTCTATTGTCGGGTTCGTGTCGTCTGGTACGCAACTCAACGCGCCACAGTCTGTCCATGTCGTTGAAGACTATGCCTATGTAGCGTCTGAAGACGGCGACAGTCTGACCGTCATAGACGTCTCCACGAAGACTGCTCCGTCGATCGTCGGGTTCGTATCGTCGGCGACGCAACTCGACTCATCACGGTCTGTCCATGTCGTTGACGACTATGCCTACGTAGCATCTTATAACTCCGACAGCCTAACTGTTGTAGACGTTTCGACGAAGACGGCTCCGTCGATCGTCGGGTTCGTATCGTCGGGGACGCAACTCGACGGGGCATACTCTGTCTACGTTGCTGGGGACTATGCCTACGTAGCATCTGTGCTCTCCGACAGCCTGACTGTCATTGACGTTTCGACGAAGACGGCTCCGTCGATCGTCGGGTTCGTGTCGTCGGCGACGCAACTCAACGGGGAACTATCTGTCCACGTTGTTGGCGACTATGCGTACGTAGCGGCTAACAACTCCGACAGCCTGACTG